CGAATTCTGCTTTTAGTTCATCTAAAGCGTCTTCCAAGTCCACAACTCTGTCTTCAACATCGCCTTCTTCGCCTTTGTCAGCGTCCATGTCTGCTGGCATTTCTTCGCCGTTGTCTGCATCCATTTCGCCTTCTTCTTCAGCTGAGATGTCTTTGACCAATTCGTCAGTAGCGTCGCCGCCAACTTCTTCGATTGATTCTTCTTCAGTTGTTTCTGACTCAGTTGCTTCGTCTTCGATCTCTACAACTTCGTCTACTTGCTCATCTTTAGACTCTTCTGAAGTTTCTTCAACTTTGTCGTCCTCTTTAGACTCCTCTGTTTCCTTAACTTCTTCGTCTTTTGATTCTTCTTTGGCCTCAGCAGTAACTTCTTCGTCTGCTAGGTTCTCGTAGATGTCTCTAGACTTTTCTACTACGATTTCGTGGAATAAGGCTTCTGCCTTTTCGTTTTCTTCGTTTATTAGCAACTCTAATAACGATTCAAATTTATTAGTTGACATTTTACACGTGCTCCTTTGTTTTTAAGCGATTTGTACTTATAAGTGTTTGTATTTACTGCGAATGGCCCAAAACGGTGGTGTAATTGGTGTCAAAACCGGTGATTTTGGCTAGATTTTTATCTGTAGGTCGAATCGGGACAGGAATTCCTCGGTTGTGGGGTGATCTATGTTGCCTGCCCACTCGATGTCTTTGGGCTTGAACCAACCCTTGGGTATCACGCGGTGGAATCGCACGTCCTTGAAGTCTTGTAGGCAACGTTTGGTTTGGTTCATCCAGTTGCCATAGAATGTGGCTTCGTCGTTTTTCTTCTTGTAGTTGCGTGTGTCACCAAATACATTATTCAATGTAAACCTTTTTCCTTGATTGTGCCCTTGATAATCAAAACCCAGTATGTAGATCTCCTTGAAGCCGTGCTCGCAAGCCATCCTCAATGCTGTTGGACCCGAGCTCCAACCCAGGCTGGGCTTGAACCAGTTCACATGATTCAGTATCTTGGGGTGTTTGTTGTACTGTGCGTTGAAATTTGACCATACTTTATTATGTACCATGTAGTCGGTCTCTGCTATCTCGAACACCATTTTAGGATCTACTGCTATCAGGAAGTGTGGTCTATGTGTCCTGTACACGGCGTTACAGGCGAACACTGTGCCCTTTTCCTTGAGATCGTTGATTTCGATGCCCCTACGGGACTCACCGTTGCCTAGTACGAATGCTATTGATGACATTATAACTCTAAGTTATCTGTGCCTGCGGGTTGTCCGTACATCTTTTGGACGAATACCGCTTCTTCCTTCTGTTGGGCCTCGTGTGCTTCGGAGGCCAACCTCATAGAGTTGATCTGCTTGAGTGTTAATCTCGTCTTCCTGGTGTCTTCACTGTCCAAGATCGAGATGTCGTTCTCGGGTTCGTAGGTCTTGTCTTGCTCAAACCCATCTGCGCCGTATGTGAAGAATTCAAAAAGTTTCATTTTGCGTATTTAACCTTAGACGGTGCCTCCGCCGCCTGTCCCACCCGGTGTTGTCCCACCGCCTCCTGGTGTCTGCCCCGGCTGGCCTGGTTGTGGTGATCCTGGTGTCGGTGCTTCGGCGTCTGCTGTTGGTTCCTCAAATTGGTCTAGGTCCGTGCTGATGCCTGCCTGTGTGACTCCTCCGGTCCTTAGTTCATTGTTCTTGGTCTGTTTCTTCTGTGGCACGTTGTTCTCTTCGGCCCAAAGTTCTGCGTTCCTGGCCATCTCTTCTTCGGTAAGTCCTAGGTATCTCTTCAGTGCGAATCTCTTACTCATGTAAGGCAGTTCCGCCACCTGCGTGAACGTGCCCACTCTCGCTTGGTCCATCTCGGTCTGTCTGTACTGTGCGAAGTTCTGTGGTGGATTCAGTTTCAGCTCGAACATCGAATTGTCGATGTTGTAGCCTTTTGATTTGATCCACAATTTGAATTCCTCGTCGAACGTTCCGGCCAACATTGATTGTAGTCTGGCACAATATTTGTTGAACCTCAGTTCCTGTATGTAGGCAGTACCCACCCTACCATCGTTGTACTGTTGTGATCCGTCTTCTGCTCCTGTGGGTAGGTAAGAACTTGGGATCCTCAAACCCCTGAACAGTTTGTTGGTGAAATATCTTAAATCGTCAATTTCACCTAAGTTGGTACCGCCTGGTAGAGTGTCAACTTTTGATCCCCTACCTTCCGCTGTCTGCGGGAAGAAGTAGTCCTCGTTGATACTCATTGGGTTGTACGTGGCATCGATGAAGTTTGCTCCACCTGACGCACTTGGTATCCTTCTCTGGTTTATCTCGTTCTTCACCCTCTCAACGAACTGCATCGCCAAGTGTGTTGGCATGTTGCCCACGTCGATGTAGAACACTCTTCTCTCCGGTGCTCTCTGTACCCTGTAGATTATGATCGCGTCTTCTAATAGTTCTTTCTGTTTGTAAACTTTGAAAACCTGCTCCAACACCGACTGTCCGAATGGGAACAGGTTGTCTAATCCGTCTGACATCGACATGTGTATCACGTGTTCCGCGTTGATGTTGTAGGCGTTCATGGTCTTGTAGAACCTACCACCCCCGTTGCCGCCAGCGAATCCACTCATGTTATTGGTCGCACCTGCGTTGGCATAGCTCTGTCCGTATGCCGCGGTACCGCCGCCTGTTGTTCCACTACCACCATAGGTCTGATTGGGTGTGATCTGTGTGGCCGATAGTCTTTGTAAATTAGGGTTGATGTCTCGGATCACGTACTGCTCTGGCTTCTTGCCCTCTGACTCGTTTACCACGATCCTGTCCACCTTGGCGTTGTCTATGTACAACCATTTCATGGTCTCTGGATCTCTCACGAAGAAACAGTCACCGTACTTCAACGCATTTCTAAAAATTCTAAATATTCGTTTGCCGAACTTGTTGGACTTGGTCCACTGCTGTAGGGCCTTCTTCAACAACTTGACCTCATGCTCGGTGGTCTCGTCCTTGAACACGATGTCGAACGGTGTCTCGTTCTCGGTGTTCAACTGTGTGGAGAATTCCGCCAGGATGTCCAGCGCCGCGTTGATCTCCGAGTCCGAGTCCATCTGGTCATACTGGAAGTATCTCTGTATCCTGTTGGGGTGTCCGGTGTACACGTCCGGCAAGTAAGAACTGTAGTTCCTCTTGGCGAAGTTGGGCACCTTCTCACCTGATATGGGAGAGAGGTTAGCGTCTTTGAAGTATTTTTTCCAAGCCATACTTTATTATACTAGACTTCCGCCCATGTTAGCAAGCCTATTGTTGAAGTTTTTGGTATTCTTTTCTGTCATAGCACCTATCGTTACAAGCGTATTTAAGTGTTGAGCCACCTTTTTGTTCAAATCCACCAGTTCCTTGGTGCTGGTGTTCAGCATGGTCATGTCAAAGTTGGTGTTATTCGTGATGGTGTCGCCCGCCGTGTTGTTGGTTGGTGTTGCTCCCACTCCTGATAGTAGTCCGGCCAGTTGTCCTATGTCGTTCTTCGGTACCACCGCTTCCTCGCCATGTAGGACCACGGGTGTGCCGGAGCCGAAGTTCCTGAATCCCTTGCTACCGTAGTTGAACTCCATGACGTCCTCGAATCCGGTCGCGCCGCCGTCATCTCTTCTGAAGAATGAGCCAGCATCGGATCTATTTTTACCACCTGGGAATATTTTCAACACAGTGTCCACGAACATCTTGGTGTACTTGGTGGGATCATTCATCACGAATTCGTCCAGTGCGTTACCCAGTTTGCTGTCCTTACTGAACAGGGCGTTGTCAAACAGGCCTGTGGCCAGCCTCTGTAGTTCCACTGTGTTACGTTCCAGTGCACTGGTCATGTTCACCGCCGCCACGATGTTGTCCTTCTGTGCGGCTATGATCTGTCCTTCCACTGATTCCCTGTCTGCGCCAGCCCCCGCCAACCGTGCGGCTATGTTCAACGCTTCTGTGAACATGGGATTGCCCGCCAACGCCGCGCTTGCCGCCGCGTCACCTGAATTGATTATGTCGGTACCCATCTGTTTGAACACGTTGCTGGCCTCCAGCAGGTCCACTTCCGTGCCCTCCATCAGGGCCTTCAGTGTCTCACCAAACTTTCCATTTGACAGAACATCAAGTCCCCTAGCGGCATCACCAAATGGCACTTCTAAAC